GTTGATGTCCGCAGCGGTTTCTTCAAAAAATTCCCTCTTTGCACCCTCCTGTGTTGTTTCATTTTCTTCTAACTTTCCACCAGGTATTGACCACATACCAGGGAATGAACCAAGGTTATTTCTTTTGCAAAGAAGTATCTTATCTTTACATTTTACCATAACACCAACGTACCTTTTCTTTTCCATTGTATTTATTAATTATGAAAGTTAAAGTTAATCAAAATATTTTTAATGTCAAAACTCTTATTGATGAAAAATCTCAAAAAATTGGGATGATGGGAAAAGAGTTTGATGAGACTTTTGATGGTCTATTATTCTTGATGGGTGGAAAAAAACAATGTTTTTGGATGAAGAATTGTATCATCCCATTGGATATTATTATTATTAAAAATAATGTAATTGTTAACATTCACCACGATTGTCCTCCATGTGAAGACGAATTTGATTGTCCATCTTACTGCGGACGTGGTAATATTGTCTTAGAAATTGAGGGTGGTCTTTGTGAAGAACTTAATATTCAACCTGGCGATTCTGTAGAATACTTATTTTGATTCTCTAATCTTTTCCTTCAACTTACTTTCAAATTCGTTCGCAATCATCTTTGTGAACTTAACGTAAGGAGCATCCTCAGAATCAGGATTGTATTTGTATTGACCTTGTGGAGGTCTCTTACTTCTTCCCAAGTAATTTAATCCTGAAATATTTGTGATACATTTGTGTCCTCCTGAATTGGCTTGAATCAAATCCCAAGTATTAATACCTATCTTATCCAACAACAACATTTCAGATTCAGTTAAGTCTTTGAATGGTTTCTCCATCATATTTTTAACTTTGGACAATGCTTGTTCACCACCATCCATAAACATGAATTTTCCACCGTATAAAGCATCAAAGTCTTTGAATGTAAATCCAACGCTTTCAGGTCCCACACTTGTTTCACTAACCCACTTAATAGTTGATAATGGTACGGTCTTTTCCTTTAGCTGTGGTTCCCACTTACTTAGAACTTCTTGTGCAATTTCACCGAGATTAACTCCTTTAAGTTCTCTATCTTTTTTGAACGGGTTACACGATGCTTGTACCAAACCCATTGGCCATGCCATGATAAGAAAGTCTGCTTCAGGATTATTTCTGAATGGGGTATACCTGTCATAAGACCCAGGCTTATACATACTACCTCCACCATATTGGAAGATAATGTTGTCGCTGACTCTTGGGAAGTCTCGCATTTTTTCTTTGTATTCTTGAGCATTTTTTTGTAATTCTTCTGGTTGAGCCGCAGTATTTTCAGTCATCCAACGTTTAATATTGGTAAGGATTGACATCAATGATGGTTCGGAATCCATAACCAACATTTCTAAAAACCCTGGTTTGTTTTTAAACGCTAAAAGTAATTTATTAATCACCAAACCTAACAACATTTTGTTTTTTTGGAGACCTGATTCTTTATTGAATCTATAAATATAATTTACAACCTCATCGGGAGTTATATCATGTTTTGCAAAATCCGCAGAGTCAACTGTATTAATTAAAAGTACATCGGAGGAGGGAAATAAGTCTTTGGGTGAAACAACTTGTGAAATTGTCTCAACGTTTGAACGAGCACCCCTAAATTGTTTTGACGTTCCTTTTTCCACACCAACTTGTTTGTCATGATGGTCTGTGTGAATAACAAACATTGGTTTTCCATGTGCAAAATCAACTAAGACTGGCATTACATCTCCTTGAGCGTCGTTTTTCTTCACAGCAAATTCTTTGTCACCATATTGAATTATATGTGCACCAACTACATCAATACCATTATCTTCAAGGTATTTTTTCATTGCAATCGCAGTTGTTACACCATCTAAATCTTGGTGAAAGTATATTTCTGCCTTTGGGTATCTTTGAGCTAATTTATTAATATCCCTAATACCACTTTCGTTAATTAATTTTTTCATTTCATTAAAAACCCGAATATATCATCGGCTTGTATTTTAGATGGGGCAGGTGGTGCGGTATCAATTCCGTCTGCCGGTGCTGCGAAAAAAGATTGGTCTTTAGGTTTTACAGCTTCTGTACCCATATCCGCATTCCAATTTTCCATAGCTTGCGGAGTTTGATTATATTGTTTCATCTTTTCTGCCAAATCAGGTACTTGAGATTCCAAATCATCAGGTCCGACAAAATTAGCAATACCCACAAAATCAAGTAATCCCAAATACCATTTGGTTTTTCTCATTAAACCTCTTGTACCTCTATTACCCCATAATCTTCCAATACCCGCGGAAAAACCACCCTTACCTCCAAAATCTCTGAAACCTCTGAATTGGGTTGCGTTTTTCAAAGCATCTTTTAATTCTCTTGATTCAGTTTTACTTAATCCTTGAGCCGCCTTTTTTCTTGTCAAATTAACTGCCGTTTGTGTTGCTTGCCCCATAGCTTTATTAGCATCCTTAAATACTTTAACGTAATTTTCGACGCTCTGTACCATACCTTTTCCAACCATTGGTATTTTTTCAACAGCCTTACCAAGAGGTTCTAAAATTTTAGGACCCCACTGATTCACTTTAGTTACTAAACCTTTCAAAGGGCCACTTGTTTTAGCAATCTCGGCCATTTTAGCAGCGTCACCCGCTAATGAAGCCGCTTTAAATGCTTTGGCTGAGGCCCCTCCCATTTTAAACAAACCAATAACTGGTTTAGCAATTAAGTCACCTACATAAGGTAATACGGAAATCCATGACAAAACGGCAAATAACTTATCACCTTGTCTCCAATAACTAATACCATTAATTAAATCAACTACACCAGTTGGGTCAAATATCCCAACAATATCACCCAAAGTATTGTACCACTTCGCTTCGCTAATTAGAATTGATTTTTCAGGATATTGGATTTTTAACATCTCCAATACCATTTTTTTATCTTTATTTGACAATTTTTGCCATTTTTCTTCAATAACTTTTTTTTGTTCTTCTTTGTAGATTTGAACCATTTTTTCCTGTAACTCTGATTCGTTAAGTGTTTTTGACATAGGATTTTTTATTATAAATATCTAAACAAAAAAAAGAGGTCACAAAATGTGACCCCAATATTAAAATTCTATTTCTTGTTGTTTTTTTAGATTGATGAACGATTGTATTCGTTCTCGAGCTATTTCAGTGTAATTAGGACTTAACTCAATTCCTATCCATCTTCTATCGAGAGTTTCTGCCGCTACACAACTAGTGCCACTACCATTGAATGGGTCAAGAATAACGTCATTCTTATAACTCAATATCTTGATGGCTTTAGATGGTATGTCCATCGAGAATGTTGCCTTGGTCATTGGTCGGCTATCATTGAGATATTTCCATTGACCAAATACCAATTCCATAAATTCTTTCTTATCCTGTTCGGTATATAACATCTTTGTCTTACCTTCCTCAGTCTGTATTGGTTCTCCCTTCCATTGTGGCTCACCTTTTACTTTCTTGATATGGTGTTTCTTATAAGCCAATATTACACATTCCTTTGGGTTATAGATATAAGGACTTGATGGGCTCATCCAACTTCCCCAAGCCGTTGTCTTACTACGGTGTGGGCTATCTTCTTCCAAATCTACAATACCAAAAAACTTAAACCCAATCTCTTTCATCACTTGATATACCTCTGATACCAAAAATATACGACCACCCTTTTCTTGACGGTTAATCTCATAAGGAATATTCAAAGCAATACGACCGTCATCTTTCAACACTTTGAAAGCCTGGGTCAACCAATTACGAGTAAAGTCCAAATATTGACTTATCTCCATATCATCATCATGAACGTCGTATTTAATATTCACACCATATGGAGGAGATGTCACAATTAAATCAACAAATGAGTCCGGCATCTCTCTCATCACTTCAACACAATCACCGTTAATTACTTTATTTATATAATTTTCTATCATTTTTCTAAATTTTGAATTTTTCTGTCCAAATACCATAAAGCTTTCTTTAGGTCTTGTAGTTCTTTACTTGGGTCCTTTTTACCGGCACGAGCCACATATTTAACCACATTGAATAAATATGCGTCATGGTCAAGACCCCAAGCTTCCGCAACCTTTACAACCTCATAAGCATTTTCCTCACCACCATAATGGTCAGGGTGATTTACCATTTCTTTACTCATACTTTCTTTTTTAATTGATAATAACGGTTTTCTTCTTCTATTACATCATTTTCAACCAACTCTGTTAAGATATCTAAACAGTCAGTTTTTCCCATTTTAAGAAC